AGTAATTTGTACTGCTTGATCATCCTCATTTGCAACGATACCCTCATTTATGATATCTTCAATTGCAGTGTCGCACTCAGGTTGTTGTGCAATATCACGATATCGCCGGATTAAATCTAAATCTGTTTTTTCTCTACCATCAGTGTCTAAAATTTGTCCGAAAAAACCACCGCCAGCAATATCTAATGTGCCGTCGTCAGCAGTGGGGGTAGTGAATGATGGTACACTACCCTCTGCTTTTTTTGGTCTTTCTATACGGAACCCGAAAAGTTCAGCCATTCTATATTTCTCCTACGTTCTATTTAGTAGGTAAATTAGAACGATACTCCAGAAGGTTCAAAGTGCTGATATCTCCAAGTAACTTCAAAAGTTTCAATTTCCGTTGCCTCTGCATTTGTTAATTCTATAGTACCAACTGTTAATGGATAAGCTGCTCTGAAAATATAACTTTTCAAAACAGTTTCATCACGATCCAACTGTTCTACAGTCAAATCAGTTTGATAATCAGCAGGGGCAACAACACCAGTATTATTTGCATAATCGTTGATACCATTCTGCCATCTTTCCATTGCATTTCTAATCATGAAATCAGTATCATTCATGAAGGTAGTAGTCCATGCTTCGGGAGCAGGCCTATCACCAGATACATAAATATTTCTTCCACGAAAGGGAATAGCAATTTCACCCAATGTAGAAGCTGGTAAGTTAGAAGCAGTTACTAGAAATGAAGCTCTACGAACGTCAAGTCCAATTGCAATGCCAGGTGGGGAAGTAATAGTAACCCTGTATTGGTTGGCTCTTGCACCACCACCGATTAAGTTTGCTTTAAAGTCATCTATATTAGCCATGATTAACCTCCTACCTCACTAAAGGCAACCCCAGTTCGAGTTGCAATAAAGTTTAGGGTAATGAAGTTGATAGAACGAGCTGGTTTGATGTAAATATCACCAATAAACTCGTTACGGTCAATAACTTCACCAGTATTATTTGTACCGTCAGCGACTACCTTAAAGTCTGTGATACCTCGGCGACCTTGAACATCTCGTAAGAAAGGTTCTACTAAGTTACGGAACTGAGCCCGTGTAAACTCATCGTTAAATTCGAAGAGTTGAAACTTAGATGCGGTTGCAATTGCTTTCTCAAGAACTAAGAACAATCTACGCACGTTAATACGATCAAATGCACTTGGTTTTGCAAGAGCAGTCTTATCACCAAACAGAACCACACCTTGGCCTGGGAAATTGATAACAGGATTAACTCTAAAGCGATATAACTGATCTCTTTCACCTTGAGATGGATTATAAGATAGTTTAATTGCACCACGAATATTTCCACGATTAAATCCAGCAGGAGAGAACCAAGGATCTGCAACACCATCAGTATGAGCACAAAGACCAGCAATGTCACCATTAAGAGGAACATGACGAAATACATCAGTATATTTGTCGTACATATATTTGTAACCACTATCAAACACCACATAAGAAGAAGATGGGCATAACTCAAATGCTTCTGTTACATTTGATGTCTGTGTAGTTGAATTTGCAATACCAACTGTTGCAGAACGAAACGGAGAAACAAATGCAACACAATCTTTACGACTTTCCACTAGATCAGTAAGCATTGTTACATGAGTATCTTGTCCAGCAGCACTATCAGTAACAGCAGAACTAGGCCCACCAAGAATTAAATTTACATCCACTCCTTCAGAGTCAGCAAATTTATCATAAGCAAGTGCTAATTCACCAGCAGTAACAGCATAATCATCTGTCCCGCCTGTTAAAGAAACAGTAGTAATAGGAATTACTGATGTATATGCAGTTGCAGTATCCGTACCCCAGTTAGTACCAGCAGCAATATGATCACCCCAATAAACAAATGAGGATTGATTATATATTTTTGTTGGATAATAAATACTATCTCCTTGAGGGGATTTAGCAGCAGAATTTTTTGATAAGTTAGAGTAAGTCTCTATAACAGCATTAACTCTTTGACCAGCAACATCTACATCAGCCCCAGTAAGAAGTCCAGTTGTATCAAATAATACAATATGCAATTCATCACCAGTTCCACGACCATTTATTCTGTTGTAATCAGATTGACCTGGAGGAGAACTGAATAGGTCTGCAAATCTCCAACGTCTTGTTATAAATGAATTGTCAGGAATAATACTTTGAAGACCACCTTCATTAGCATCATCTTTTAAACGAATAGACAATACTTCACCAGAAATACTAGTAACTTCATATTGAGTGTCACCATCTTCAACAGATGCATAAGGAGATAATGCTAACACAACATTGTCTGCAACCGTAATTGGTTTGTCTAGAATAAGGTTATTTTGATCAGTAACTGTTTTAATTTTTACTATTTCAGTAATACCAGCACCAATAACACGTTGACCAATAGCAGCAGTACCAGAGTTACCGTCAACTACAAGGTTAATAGTAGCAACTGAAATTGCACCATTAACAATAGCAGTAACAGAGTTTTGTGTATGAAACTTAATCATATCTCCAACTTGGAAAGCAAAACCAGATTCATCAGCATCATCAACTGTAATTGATGTATCGCCAACTGCTTTAGCCCCGTTAACTAAGTTGTTAGTACCTAAGTCTTGCTCATAAGCTTGTGCAGAAGGACATACTTCAACACCAACTGAGTTACCAAAAATACCAGCAGTTCTTGCAATCCAATCATTTGTTGTACTTTGACCATCACCTGTTTCTGCATAAAAATCTGTCAAGTAGTGATCAGTATCACGAACCAATATACCACTAGATTCACCCGCATTAAGAATGGCAGATTCTGCACGAACCACCTTGAGTGTGTTACTATATTTTAGAAAGTTAGAAGCAGTAAACCAAAATTCAAAATTATCTGAATTAGGTTTACCAAAATTATTAAGGAGGTCAGCTTCGGAGGTAATTGTAACTATAGAAGACACATCGCCCTTCTCAAATGGGCCTGCAATTGCACCAATTGTGGTGTCAACTGATGGTACTACATTAGTTAAATCAATCTCTTTGACATGAACGCCAGGAGAAACTAGAAAAGACATAAATTGTACTCCTTATCTTTAAGAGTTGGTTATTTTGTTTACACAGATATTTATAAAAAAACAAACTTAGAAAAACATTTTTTATAAGTGTTATAACATATAAATAATAATATGGTAAATGCACATTATGAAAAGTATAAAGACACAATTAAAAAGGTAGCTCGTAGAAACTATCGTAAAAGAATTATTTTGTTAAATGAAAATTTAGCTAATAAATCTTGTAAACATTGTGGTGAGAGTGAAACTGTGTGTTTAAAATACTATCCTCATGATTCGGAAATACGAAAAATAACAAAACGAGTAGGAACTAATCCTAAGAGTAGAAAAGAAATATTCTCTCTTATTGATGAAAGTATAATATTATGTGCAAATTGTTGGATTAAAAATGATAATGATTTATTAGAGTTTATCTAATATTACCAATCCGTACCATAATCTCTCACTACTGCAGCCCACTTTGTGCCATACTCATCTACCATATTTCCTATATTTTCATCTTCTAAACCATTAATAACAAAACCAAAAGGAGCCATATCTTGTTCTAATGCATTTTGTTGTTCTCTCATCATAGTCATACGTACATCACTATCTGTTAATTCTTTAAAATATTGTTGATCTGTTACCCACGCAAATATAAACAAGCAAGCAACTAGATCATCATTACATCCATCATCAGCTTCATATGAAGAACCCTTTACAATAAATGTGGATAATTCACTAATAATATCTAAATCTTCTACTATAAGTTTATCATCCTCAATTAATTGTTTAAGATTAGAACATCCTATTCTTTTGACAGCCTTAGTAGTTCTAACTCCCAATTGCGCTTTTCCACCGCTGAACCCCCCTCCTAGTACCTGTCCTGACCGTCCACGCATGGATGCCATTATAAGGTTGTCATACTCCAAGTCAAACTGTAAAGTGTTTGCAACTTGTTCACCAATATCATTTACTTCAACAAGAACAAATGCTTGGTTATATGCACGAGCAACTTCATAAATTTTTGCTGGAAATAGAAGAGGTTTTATTTCATTGTCTCTATATTTTGAAACTACTCTGTAAGGCATTTCTGTTACATCAACTACAATAAATGCAGAATAATCATTTTGTGTTCCTCGAGCAACGTCAGCAGTAATTACATACGTATGTCCCTGTTGTGGTGAAATATGTACATCAAGGCCTGCGTTTGATTGTTTAGGTTCTCTGTATGGTATTACTTTAAGTTTCTTTGAAGTTATAAGAGTATTGATAGAACCAAGAAACTCACATTCAAATTCTGTGTTAAATTGTTGTTCACTAGTATTTGAAATAGTTTCTTTTTTCCATTTTTCATCACGGCCTGGAATTTCACTCCAATGAACCTCAATAGGAACGTATGTATTTCGTTTTTCTTCTGCATCTGTCCATATCTTATAGAACATATTCATACCGTGTGGAGTTGATACTATCATGACTTTTGTGGTTTTACCAGAAGAAATAGTGGGGTAAACAGAACTAAAGAATTGTTCAGCTACATTACTGGGTACATACGCAAACTCATCAAGAAATATAATATTATAAGAACCACCACGAACTGCACTAGCTGAAGTAGAAGACGCCAATATTTTACTACCATTTTCAAGTTCTAAACTTCCTTTGTTCCATGACATAACTCCTTGTTGTAACCACTTGGGTAAATGTTCATATGCAAGTTGTAGTCTACTTAATAAATCTCTTGCGGTTGCAGCTTTGTTTGCAAGTATAGCAATATTAACACTTGGATTAAATAGAGCATAGTGTAATAGATAAGATACCATAACAGTAGATTTACCAGACTGTCTAGGTAGTTTACAGATAGTAAAACGATTACTATGAAATGTACCAACCATTTCTTTTTGAAAAGAATACATATTAAATGGTACTAGGCCTTCATCAAGAGAAATAATTTTTACATAGTTTTGTATAAAATATATTGGGTCTTCCATACAAAGAGTATATTCTTGAAGTTGTTTCTTTGTCCAAGATTGTTGTACGTTTGCTTTTTTAAGATTCGGATTACCTAGATAGGTAGCATCAACCATCAGTTTTACCTTTTAACATTTTTTGTAATTCAGCAGTAGAACCTACGAATAATGCATTAGTAACATTTTTAGGAGCAGTGTTTGGTACTTCTTTAAGTCTCTTCATTTTTTCTTGAAGATCACCTAGTTTCTCTGCAACTTCTGCAACCTGTTTGATAAGATTTCCAGCAACTTCATATCCTCTTGGATGCTCACCTTCTTTTGCGAGCTCAAGTATTCCATCAATTGCTGTTGAACCTTTCTCTACCAAAGTATGAAAAGTATCTCTTTGAAGACGATAATCTTTTTCAATATCATCATATTCTTCAGTGTTGTTTTCAACTACGGCTGGTAAAACTTCAGTATATTCTTTAGAGTTCCAAGGTTCCTTTTGTAATGTCTGAACATTACTAGCAACCCCAAGAGCTTTATTCAATTCTTTTAGGGGATCAACCATTATATTTTCTACTTGTCTGTACCTGTTACTGAATCAAAATTCTTTGCATCTTCAAAGAAAGAAGTTGTTTCATTAAAACCAAAATCATCATCTGCATCAGCATTAGTAGGATTTGGTGTAACTGTGTATCTCTGTTCTCTTTTAGGAGCAGTATCTTGAAGATCAGTATACTGGTCAACCTGTACTGTTTTGATAACAGCTTGAGAAGTGACAGGCCCATAAAGATAAAACTTTGCAGTAAAATCTAAAGTATAAATCAATGCACGGCGTGTTTCAAAATCTCCTTGATAATTATCTTCATATCCTATACTATTCAATACAATAGGAACATCTCTTTTAATTCCCATATCAGCCATATCATTAATTGTAAGAGTATAGTCTGGTTGAAAGTATGGAAGAATTTGTTCAATAATTTGTAAAGAGTCATCAGATTCTTTTGCCATAACATATAACTGTAAATTTAAATTATAAGGAACAGGCATATACTGAGAATCAAGACGATCATCTTTTGCACTTTTAACTTTTTTAAATTTCTGAACTCTATTCAGTTTTCTATTAGGGTCATACTGTAGGTTTTGTATCTCAAAACCAATACGAGGTAGAGTAATAGCAACTGTCTTTGATAGATCAGCATCTTCATTTAAACGAGTAAGCCATTTCTGTCTCGGCCCGTAAGCAAGAGGAACCTTCATTGATTGTTTTATGTTACCATCATTGTCCTTACGAACAAGTTGGATATTATTAAAAGTTGTCCCAAAAGCAATAATAACTTTTCTTATGCTTTCATGATAAAATTGTTGACCTAACATTACGAATACTCCTTATTAATTATTAACTAACTGCGGCACTAAATGGTGTTGCTGGGTTTGCACCAGTAGGTGTACGCATCTGACCCTCTACGTGCCATAAATTAGCGGCTATATCAATTAATGTAAGTGTATCACTAACCTGTCCACCTTGTGTACCGCCGTTTAATGTAATTGTATCAGAGGTAGAGGCAGTTCCGAATATTGTTTGTGCAGTGCCATCTAAATCCATATTTTTAATAGTACCATTAATTACGTTATCAGCATCTGGACATTGTATCTTGTATGTGTTTGATCCCATAGTAACAGTTACGATAAATTTATATACGTGTCCTGTTCCAGTTGCGTCTGGAAGAGTTAATACAACATCTGCGTTACCACCAACTTCGCCTAGTAACAAAACTCTACCAGCGTGTTCTGCTGAAGTAATAGCATCAGTTGCTACAAAAGTGTGTATTGCTTGGCTGAAAGAACCAGTTAAATTTGTTAGTCCAGAGAATGTAGCTGCAACACCAACAACATTACCATCTGCGTCAACAGTAAAGTCATCATTAGTGTTAATACCACCATCTAAACTAGAAAGACCACTGGCACCAACAGTAGCAGCAGCTAATCCTGTTGCAGTTAATAAACCACTACTACTATTAAAGGTTAGGTTAGTACCACTCTTTGGAGGTAAGTCTCCAGTTGCGGCAGTTGCAAATAATGGGAAACAAGTAGTATCACTCGACTCATCTGCAACAGTAACGGCAGTAGCAATATCAGCTGTACCTGTAACATCACCAGTTATATCACCAACAAATGCAGTTGATGTGACACTAGTTGCGCCAGTAACCACACCAGCGTCAATTATAATCGCACCGTCAAGTACAATCTGTTGACCACTAAGAGGTGTAATTAATAAATCAGTACCAGCAGTAGAACTTAACGTATTACCATTAAGATTAAGATTGTCTATTTGAAGTGCAGTAAGAGTTCCTACTGAAGTAATATTTGTTTGAGCTGCACCTGTAACAGTTGCGGCTGTACCAGATGCGTTACCTGTTACGTTTCCAGTTAAAGCACCTACAAATGCAGTTGATGTAATACTTGTTGCACCAGTAACCACTCCAGCATCAATTATAATCGCGCCGTCAAGAACAATTTGTTGTCCACCTAGTGGTGTAATTAACAAGTCAGTTCCAGCGGTTGAACTTAATGTATTACCATTGATATTAAGATTATCTACTTGTAATGCAGTAAGAGTTCCTACTGAAGTAATAGCAGTTTGAGCCGCACCAGTAACAGTTGCGGCTGTACCAGAAGCATTACCTGTCACGTTTCCTGTTAAAGCACCAGCAAATAATGTTGCAGTCAACAATCCACTACTACTGTTAAAAGTTAAATTAGTACCACTCTTAGGTGGTAAATCTCCTGTTGCAGCTGTTGTAAATAATGGGAAACAAGTTGTGTCAGATGATTCGTCTGCTACTGTAACAGCAGTACCAACAGATGCTAATGCAACTGCGATATTTGCAGAACCATCAAAACTAGTTCCACCAATAGTTCTTGCAGTCGCAAGAGCTGTAGCAGTTGCAGAAAGTGCTACTGCGATATTTGCAGAACCATTAAAACTTGTTCCACCAATAGTTCTGGCAGTTGCAAGTGTAGTTGCTGTATCTGCATTACCTGTCACATCGCCAGTTATATCACCAACAAATGCTGTTGATGTGATGCTTGTTGCACCAGTAACTACTCCAGCATCAATTATAATCGCACCGTCAAGGACAATCTGTTGTCCTGACACTGGTGTAATATTTAAGTCAGTACCAGCAGTTGTACTTAATGTGTTACCATTAAGATTAAGATTATCTATT